CGTTATGTTCGGATCAAGCAATTTGATTTCCTTCTGTCCGTTCCAGAAGTTCCACAATTCCGCCACCTGAACACTTTTTAACCCTTCCTTTTTGCTTACTATGCAGAATGGGCAATTTCGGGGACAACCTCTGGTTAAAAATCCATATGCAGTATTTGTAATGCCGTATAATAAATAGTCAGGATACATTGTTTCAATTTCTGGCGGCAATTTGTTTTTTAAGTCATATCCTGTACCACCTTTTATTACTTCATCTGCCAAAATACAGGTGTTAAAGTCAGGCGAGAAAGTAAAAACCTTTGCCATGTAGACACGGTCATACTTTGATAATGGAAAACACCACTCCACTTGGTCGCCTTGTGCCTTGTGCCATGCCGATATTTTCATTAAGGCAAGGTTCGGGAAGTTGTGACCATCTACATCTATCAGCCCGATTTTCATGGCGTGACCTCCTTTACATCTGTAGCTATGGCCTTTTCTAGCAACTTGGGCAAACCCTTCTTAACAATTTCAACTGTCGCTCTCTCTACAACCCTGTCAATAATTGCATCTTTCTTAGAGTAGATGTACTGCTTTATCGCTTTGTCTACGCCATCCCTTATTCCCATTTTTGCTTCTCTCGCTTCATATCCATGGGTTTCAACGATGCGTCTTGCGATTTCCTTCGACACCAATTCAGCTATATAGCCCTCATCAATTTCGATTTCTAACTTCACTTTCCTCCACCTCGCTTTGCTTGTTCTGCTCTTTACAGCTTTTTACGCACTTCCCGCACAAAACAACTTTATGCTTCAAGCAAAAATCTGGTTGTTTTCCTGAAGTTTTACTTCCTTCCCACGCAGGAACATAATATTCACAATCAATCATCCTCACTCACCACCTTTTCAAAGTTAAATACCCAAGAAATCCTTCAAACTAGTCTTCTGTATGAAGTAATACAAAGGAATTCCTAACCCCGCAACAGATACAAGTTGACCTACTCCAATGTATAAGGCGGTGACCCAATATGGCATGTGGAATAAAAACGATAGATAAAACGCAACTCCTAGTGCATTAAAAACGATCGGCGGAAGCGCTCCTAAAACCGGATTAGGCATTTTGGAAGTAATATATGCAGATACTAGCGTAATCAGACTTCCAAGATAAATATCCCACAGTCCTATTCCACCTAAAATATTTGCAACCAAGCAACCGATGAAAAGACCCGGAACTGCGGCGGATTCTATAAGCGGGAGTAATGTTAGGGCTTCGGATACTCTTACTTGAATTACTCCATAACTTATTGGCTTGAATAGGTAGGTAATTGTTGCGTATACGCCAGCTATTACAGCCGCCCTTATCATATATCTGAGCTTGGCTTTTTCTGACTTCCCTTTCAATTGACCACCCAATATACAACCGACCGCCAAAAGAGTTATGACAAGCATTGCGACGAAAGTCATCAAAAATCTACCTCCTCTCCTTCCATTAGTCCCTCGATTTCTTTAATCTCTTCCTCAATAGATTCCTTCATCTTTTCCAAGTCCTTCTCCATCTGATGTATCATTTCTTCTGCTTCCTCGAGACTATTCAGCTCCAATTCTTTAAGCTGATTCATAAGGCTTTTTAGTTCACCTTGTAACTCTAACCTTTTTGCTTTCTTCTCTTCCAATTCCTCCTTTATCTTTAGCAATTTTCTACCTAGCTTGTCCGCTCCATTGCTTTCCATATTATCTCCCTCACTTTCTTAGGTACATTGTTTTCCTCAAAGAATATTTCTAGGTTATGTTTGAAAGACAATCCCATTTCAAAATCTTTGTTCATCCGCTCTATATAGGCTTGAATCCGTTCATCTTTTTGAGCCTTTTCTTCAATATGTTCCCGAGTAACAACATTTTTCTCGATTGGGAAACTTACATCCTTTACAGTATTGTCGGTTGTATAGTAGAGAAAACATCGTGGTAGGAAATCAGCCTGGTCAGCTGTTATCCTCATTACGCTACCCGGGTTGACCAGCATACTCTCGTTCTTCATGAAAACAAACCGTTGATGATTATCTCCTGTAAGTATCAAATCAAAATATTTCCCATAGCGTTCTAACAATTCATTGACTGTACAATCGCTTTTACTCCAGGCTGGTCTTTTATCCCATACCAATGCATGTAACAGTAGGATTTTCCGCCTTCCCTTAGGAAAATCAATCTTGTCAGGTTTAAATTCGTCTAGCTTTCCAAATGGAACACCAACGATGAAAAGGTTATTCCAGACAACAGGGTTCTCCCAATCCTTAATAACACATACTTTCCCAACTGAATCCATTAGACCTAATGCAGACTTCAGATATTCGTCCAATGAATGTCCGGGCAAATCGTGCTGACCGGGTATACAAATGAACGGCTCAGGCAAGTGTTTGTAAGCGAATGAACACAGCCACGGGCTAGCTTTCCAATAGTCAAATACGTCCCCAGCGCATAAGATTAGACAATTATTGTTTTCCTTCGATAATTTTTTCAAAAATTCCAGTTTTCGTTTCTGAGCTTCTATGTAGTCATCCATCCGGGAAACTGGGGTTTTATCGGTCAAATGTAAATCGGATATTAAGATTGCGTCAGCAACCCTAGCCTTCCTAACCTTCCTTGTCCTTTTCATAGATTCCATTTCTCCTCTGTTTTTTATTTCTTTTTGGAATCATTGTAACGCTCAATTGCATACCGCCGAATTGAGTGAGAGTTTATTCCTAAGATAGCCCCCTTCCTCATCGCATTTACTTCTTGATTTTTGCTCCGCACAGGGGACATTCCTCAGGGCATAGTTTTCTAAATTCTTTCTCCAACTGAGATATTTCCCGCTCAATCCGTTGAATGGACTGGGTCAAATTCGTAATACTTCCTATTAAACGTTTTAGGTTGGAAAGCGTCCGTTGTTTTGTCTGGTATTCTCGGTATTCGTCATAGACTTTCTGAACTAGTGCTATGCTATCCTCTACGTATTGAGTTGATTTCAAATATTCCCGCCGAGCCTTTACCTTCTGAGCTATCTGCTCCAGCTTGTCTAGCCGTTTCCTCTGTTCTTCGTAATCGTTATACCTACTTAAAATTTGTTCAAATTTTTGGGTAATTTGTTGGATATTTTTCGTTTTTTCTAGCTCGGTATATATTCGTCTTACCCCGGAAACTAACTGTGTCAATTTGGCAAATTTTTGTTCGTGTTTCTCCAGTTCTTTTTCTGCTTCTTCAACTCGCTCTAGCTTTTCTTCCAATTCTGGAAGGTTATCATACTGTTTAATTTGCTTCTCGTAATCTTTGAGCTTTCCTTCATTAAACTTTATATTGTTGGAAACCTTCTGGTATTCGCCTCTCAAGTTCGATATAGTATAATCTATGTCATCAATTGAAGCCGCTTTATTCAACAACCTTGCAGCCTCTCCCGGAGAAACTGCAAGAAGGAAAGGGACATCCATCTGACTTTGAATATTCGCCTCGTCCATCCGTAAGATTTCGCTTACTTGTTCCGGGACTTCCGAACCAAAAGCTGTTAGGGCTTTTCCGTTTACTATATACACATTTCTTGTCGCTGTTTTGATTCTCTCAATCACATCCCCTTCAGCGGTATATATTGCAACTCTCGTATCACCTCCCCAATCGGAACGGAAGGTATCGCCCAACGGTCTATTTGTTATCACCCAGTTAATAGCTCGAAAGATGGCGGATTTTCCGGCGTCAGATTCTCCAATAATCACGTTAGTTCCCGGGACAAATTCAAGAACAGTATTTTTATGGGACTGGAAGTTTTCAATTTCTACCTTTATAATCATGTTTCAATCTTCCTTTTCAACCAATTCAAAACCGCGAAATTGAGGAGACAAAATTCCGGCATTTTCCTCGTCTATTTTATTGTTTATCCTTTTGACTGTAACTCTTTTCTTACCCAGACAAACGGGACCAACACCTATCTTAATTGAAATAGGGTCTTTCAGCGTTCTTCCGCATACTCGGCACTTAGCTAACACTTCCATCCCCTCACTCTTCAACCTCCATTCTTCCCGATTTCTCGTATGTAAGGCTGAACGATTTCAAAAAACCGCTCCGCATCCATAACCACTACAGGCTCCATTCTACTTTTCTTACAAATCAACAACCAATCGGTCCCTTGCTCCTGATTCTCCTTTGCTTGTTTTATCCAGCTTGGTAATGACCACGATTCTTGCCACTTGCACTCTATGGAGAAGGGAAAGCGTTTTTTCGCTTCTCCAACTAGTCTTATATCCGTCCCGGATTGACCCATTTCTCGGGAGGCTATCATTTCGTCCTTTCCCCAAGGAATTCCGAGAAGTTCGGAAATCTTTTGGCAGACCCATTGCTGTAACTTTCTTCCTTTCGCCTTTGCAGATGAGATTTTGATTTTCCTTTTCTTCTTCATAATTTCCTCATTCCCGTCAATTCAATATCTTTACTAACACGCGTCTTCTCCCAAACCGAATCGCTTCAGCTTGAGTCTTTACTGCTATATCAATGCGTCCTCTGCTTATGGCCGCTCCCCTGTCTTGGACAATTCTTTTCCCAATTCCACGTATGTAGAGTTCTGTCCCAAATGGCAATTCTTTTCCCGCCGCAACTGTTACTCCCGGGAACACTGGTTCGCCTGAGGCTGTAATTCTTGGGTCTCCCTCATAGCACATTCCTTCCTCCGCATTCGGGTCTAGTGGGGCGTACGCAGTAGCCTCGTATACTGACCACTTGTTCAATTCATCCTCTATCTTATTTAGGCGTGTTTCAATATCGTTTAACTTCACATCTATCTTTTCAACTTCTTCCTGGAGCGTTTGTAGAGTGAAGGAAATTTCTTGAATACCCTGCCCTAAGCGAACGAATTGAATGAAAGGTGTTAAGATGAGAAGGTATATCAAGATGAATAACATAATGTGGCGTGCCGATATCTTCATCCGTGTTCCTCCTCTCCTATGCACTCATTTACCAAAAGACCTTTGGCTTTCTCTTTTCTTGGAATCCTTCCTCAATCTCGTTCCAAAGTTCAATGACAGCGTTTCTCAACTCCTGCTCCAAGTTTTCTTCCTCGACTATCTGAATTGAACGTTCCAATGATTTGTCCAACTTCAGGTTCTTAATGGTGTAAACAGTGCTCCCGGTATTAGTTTTCAAAAATCTCAAATTTGCTCTGATGTCATCGATTCCATAATCAAATAGAATATACACTTCAGCGGACCGGTAGGGCTTCCATACTGAGGATTTAAACACTTCTATTTCAGTGTGGACGCCTACAACCCTTTCGTGTTCCTTACCTCTGATTTTCTTCTTTTCTTTCAACTTCTGAGGTGAACCAAAGCGTAGCCTCAAACTGGAATAAAATCCAATCGCCTCACCGCCGGGGCTTTTGTATTTCATTCCGTAAGGTCCGGCGTCTAGGTTTTGCCTAATCTGATTGGAACAGACCATAAGAACGTTTCGTTGGGTAATTATACGACAGGTTTTCCGTAGCTCCTCAGAAAATTCCTTAGCTCGTCTCATCCCCATTTTATCGCCTTCTCCCATTTCCATATCGGTAGATAAGGCTGCAAGGGAATCAGCGAATACTCCATAAATAGTTCCTTTTTCAGCTTCTGCTTCAGAAACCCAATCCCGAACACTTTGGAATACTTCAGGGACGGTATTGGGGATGGTATATTCGATTTCTCCAGTATCCAGTCCAAATATTCTGGCAAACTGTTTATTTAAGCGGGCTTCCGGGTCATGGAACATAACTTTTCCGCCTAATCGTTGTAAATTAGCAGCTAATTGGCTTAACAATACGGTTTTTCCAGCTCCAGAAGGTCCGAATATCTCCACCAGAATTCCAAGAGGGATTCCTCCCTCTTGGAATCTACCACCGCTGATAGCGAGGTCTAGCAAGGTTGAGCCTGTAGAGACTGTAATGTCTTTCCCATCATATTGAGATTTTTCTTCGGGTTCTTTTGCTAACTTTTCTTCCACCTGTTCGCTCAACTTTCTCCTTTTCATTGTCCTAACCTCCGTTTATTCGCCCTCTGATGCCTCCAGACATTTTTCCCAAACTTCACAATTATCACAATCGTCATAACTATCACTATCTACTCCAAATTCATAACCATGGGGACATCTTTTCGCTTTAGCCATAGCTTTCGGTTTTTGTCTTTTGGGTGGGGATTTTTTAGCTTTCTTTTTGTTGTCTTCTTCATCCTCATCCTCGTCTACATCTTCATCGTCATCCTCATCCTCATCCTCATCCTCATCCTCATCCTCGTCTACATCTTCATCGTCATCCTCTTCATCTTCTTCCTCTTCCATATCATCATCTATGTCCTCGTCTTCATCTACCTTCCTTTTCTTCTTCTTGACATCCTCGTCATCATATTCTTCATCCTCATCCTCATCTGGGCCCATATTTCCAAAAAACATAGATTCAATGGTAGGATACGGAAGGACTTCCAGTATATCGTCTAGGGAAGGTATCTTCTCCAAAATTGATTCTTCATCGTATGGCTTTTTCCTCTCAATGAAATCAATCCTAGAGACTTCAGCAAATTTGTTAGCCCCGAATGAACCTTCAGCAAATCTAATCCGCAAAGTATAGCCTTCTTCCAAGTCTGGGAAGGTTTCATACTCCTCGTTTTCCTGTATCTCTTCATTGAGTTTATCTTGGAATAAGAATTGAGAAATATCCCAAATGTGAGGTTCTTCAGGGTAGTTCTTATTGTTCTTGGGGATGACGACATAAAGATTTCGCATCGAGGGCTTCAAGGCTTTTACTGTATCCTCGTCCCACCTGGCTCCATCTTTCAATAATTGAGCACGATATTCACAAATTGGACAAGGTTTTCCAACACTGCTGGGGCAAACAACCGATTGATTGTCAGGTCCGACACCTCTATGCAACCAGTAGGGTCGTTTATACCAAAGTTCACCTTTAACTGCAATTCCGTATTCTTCATCTTTATCGGGATGATTATCACCCGTTACAACATATGGAATGACGTCAAGTTCAACCCGAGTTCTCGGCTCCTCTTTGAAGATGTTTACACCCTTTGGAAGCCTAAGGTAGCCGTATTGTGAAACACCCCGGGCTTGTCTTTCAGCGTTTCGGCTTACCGCGCCTTTAAACCTGCTTTTCTTCTTGTTCTTTTTCATTGTTTATGCCCTCCTTCTAATTTTCACGTTTTTGTTGTATTCTTTTTGTTCTCTCCTTTTGATATGTTCATCCCACTTCAGTGATAAATCTCTCGGAGCGGAAGGGCCAGCGAAATAACTCACACTCAACAGCTTGACTAGGTTTTCTAATGCAGTTTTCTTTTGGTCAATAGCTCTTACTGCCGCCGCCGCCATATCGTTTTCATATCTAGCTTCGATATATTTCTTCGACACTTCCTGATACTCTGGCTGAAGTAGAATAGTGCTAGCAATAGCTGATTCGGTCACCTTTGATAGTCCGTAGTTTTCCGGGTTAGCTCTGATGTCCATTTCAACTTTGGCTTTGATGAAATCCAGTCTCTCTTTTACTTCGTCCATCGCTTTCTTTGTCTCGGCCTGATACCTTGCATATTTGTACATTAGGTTCGCTTGTTGCAACCATTCCACGTCTAGTGCGGTTTCGTCAATGCTTACGTCCTGTTCATAGTTCAAATCCAAAGTAATCCCTCCTTTTTATCTTATTTATTACCCCCAGGTCCTCACTTTACCATAAATCAAAACATTCGCCGCATCCACTAATGCAGCAATCTCATCGCTTTCAACTAACCAATGAGCTGTATCATATCTGATTAAACCCACCAAACTTCCGCAAGTTCTTAAATCCAGCGGATAAGGGAAGGCATGATGAGCACCAGGAACGTTTTGGAGCATATCTAATACCTTTTGTATCAATGCCCTTCCCAAATCTTCATCAGAAATTTCAACCCTTATTTTCATTCTCTCCCTCCTTTTTATCTTTTTCTTTTGCGGCTTTTATCATATTGAAAATGCTGGGGAGTGCTAGTGTAAGTTCGGAGGGTGAGAGTTTTCCGAAAATCCCTGAATCCACCGTGGTTTCCTTTGTTTCTTCATCCTCTTCTTCGCAGACTAAATAGTATATAATCCCGTTGCCTTCCAGTTCTTTCACGACATTCCCATCATCATCGTAAAGCGTCAAGCGAATACGTTTATTCATCTTTTGTTTTACCTCCTTCGTGAATTTTCCTTTCTGTATTTATTATACAAATTTAGACTAAATTATTTGTGTAAATTAGTGAGCGTTTCATTACTAGCACTTGGAATAACAGCAATTTCTGCAGACAAAACATCCTTCCGTACGTTCCATGATAGCACCACACTCACATAATAAACTGGGATCAATGGGTTCTTCTGTTGGACTTTGAGAACCGGCTTGAGAACCATTGCATTCTTTCTTCAGCATGTCCTTTATCTCGGCGATTTTATAAGCGATAGCTGAGGCGCAGGATTTGCCAGGAGAAAGTTTTCTCCCTTTACCTTTGGCCAGCATGTAAGAAGGGCAGGAATGTGTACTTAGCAACTGCTCAACTATTTCGTCCACAGCGATGCCGCCACGAATAGCCAGGCTGATCATCCGAGAAGCGGCTTCAGTATAGACCAAACACCCGCCGTCTGAGCCGGTGGTAATAAAGGTCTCAATAATTTCACCATTATCCGGTTGATAATTGACCGTAAGGTATAGCTTGCCGCAACCGGTATCAAGCCGATGGGTCATGCCATGAGTGCTGACCGGCCTGGGTAAGATTTCGCCCCGTTTTAAGGTATGTTTTTCCCGAGGCTTATCCTTTTGTCCTTGTCCTATTGTGACGGTGCCTTCTTTACAGCCATCGCGGAAGATGGTAATGCCTTTGAGCTCAAGCTCATAGGCCATTTTGAAACACTTATCAACGTCATCTATGGTAGCCTGATTGGGTAGGTTAATAGTTTTGCTGACAGCATTATCCACATATTTCTGTACTTCAGCCTGCATCAGGATATGATCTTCCGGCGCAATATCCTGAGCTCCTTTGAACACACGGGCGATCTCAGGCGGAATTCCCTTGACTCCCTGACAGGTACCTTTTGAGGCTACCTCTTCCAGAACACTGTTGGAAACGCCGGCTTTTTGACAGGCTTCCAGGAATAACGGGCTGAACACTTCAAAGTCTCCTGCTACGTTGGTAGCTTTTTTATAAGCTACGGCAAATATCGGTTCTATACCGTAACCTTCACAGCCAGCTATTGTAGTTACCGAACCAGTGGGTGCAATGGTCACTCTGGTAGCATTTCTAATTTTCTCATCAGGGTAATAGACACTGTTTTCCCATTCGGGAAAGCAACCTTTTTCCTCCGCCAGGGCCCGGGATGTTTCTCTGGCTGTTTGCTGGATAAGCTTAGCTATCTCTCCCGCATAACGCCTGCCTTCATCTGAATCGTAAGGTAGCCCGGCTCGAATCAAGGCATCAGCCAGTCCGGTGAAGCCCAGGCCAATTTTTCTGGTGGCCCGAGTGGCTTCTGCGATCATTTCAAATGGATACTCTGCTATATCGATGAGGTTATCCAAAAAGCGCACGCCAAGAGCTACTACCTCTTGCAACTTGGCCCTGTCAATACGATTATCTGGACCAATTAAGCGAGCCAGGTTGACGCTGCTCAATAAGCAAGATTCGCCGGGGAACAGCGGTTGTTCGCCGCATGGGTTGGTGCAGTTTAACTGTTGGTGGGGTAAAGGGTTGCTTTTTTGGAGGGTGTCAAGGAAAATAATGCCCGGGTCCCCACAGGCATGGGCTGATTTCACAATCTCCTGCCACAGCTCAGCAGCGGGTAATACATCGTGCACTTTACCATTAAAGACAAGAGGCCAGTCCGCTCCCTGGGCAAGAGCTTCCATAAAAGCGTCTGTAACGCCTACAGACAGGTTAAAGTTCGTCAGCCCGCCATCTAGCTTGGCATGGATAAAGTCCATAATCTCAGGATGGTCAATATTTAAAATACCCATAGATGCACCCCGGCGAACGCCACCTTGCATAACCATATTAGATGAAGCGTTATAAAGCTTGATCAATTCAACAACGCCTGAAGCCTTGCCCTTAGTGGATCTCACCAGAGAACCCCGTGGTCTGATGGTGCTGAAATTGTAGCCTACACCTCCTCCAGATTTGAAGACCAGTGCAGTGGTCAGGAGGGTTTCGTACATGGACTGCAGTGAATCCTCCACGTCTAGAACAAAGCAGGCGGAAGGCTGCCAAGGTCGATCTGGCTTGCCTACGTTTGCCCAAATTGGCGTTGATGGGACAAACAGAAGATCTCCTATAATTGAGGAAAACTTTTCTTGCCAGAAAATCTGATTTTCTTTCTCGGCGCTAGCAGCGGCCCGCGCCAGGCGTTCGATAGCCTGATCGAATGTTTCGATAATATTTCCTTGGTCATCACGCATGGCGTAACGAGCATCGAACACTCTTTGTCCCGCTTCGGATAGCTTCACATCATATACCCCCCTCTGGTGCGTAGTTTTCCCTTTTGTCTTTATTATACAAACTACAACAAAATTATTTGCGACCTGGTCTGAGGTAAGCACGGTCAGATGTTACGAATTCTTCCCTAATTATCTTGTCCCTAGGTACAATTTCCTTTTCCCTGTATGCAGTGTAGACAATCGCAGATGTTTTTGTCTCTTCTACTACCTGCCCGCACCGCCACGCTTTCTTATTATCAAAATAATGCACCATTTTCACTAGTGGGAATTTCGTCCTTCTCACCTCTTGCCCACCTACCCGAAAATCGCAGTCTGTATTATAATTATTCACCAAACAAAACACTATAGCACGCAAATACCAACGCAGGGAAACCCGAATTGTAGAACGGTTCCATGAATTCTTCCATTATTGCCGCAACTGTATTGTCCCGCTTTCCGCTCAATAAGATAGATTGACAGTAACCCAATACAGCCCGGCGTATTTGTTCAGCGTCTTCATCTTTCAAGCCTTTAAGTATTTCGGCAATCTTTTTCCATGAGGCTCCTTTTACGAGTGCGCGACAAAGCTCAATCGTCTGGGACTGAATTTCAGCGGTACGCTTGGCGACTTCTAATCTTTTACCCGGGTCTACTGCTAAAACTTGGGCAAGGATTTGCAAGGCGTTTCTTGGATGGCCCATACTGTCTTGGATGATTTGTTCGTAGACTTCCTTATCCAGGGATTCCCCTTCCGCCTTTACTACTCGGAGCAGTAAGCGTTTCATCTCTTTCTCATTGAGCGGTTGAACCTGAAATTGGGAACAACGTCCACGGATTGTGGGCAATAACTTTTGCGGGTCTGTAGTACAAAGAATAAAATAGACGTGTTTCGGGGTATCTTCTAGCGTTTTCAAAAGCGCACTTTGTGCATCTTTCGTCAGCTGATGAACCTCGTCCAATATCCAAACTCTGTAGGGACTATTCAACGGTTTGTATTGACACTGTTTTCGGATTTCTCTAATGGTATCAATCCCACGGAAATCCGCCGAGTCAATTTCTTTCATGTCATCATCTTGAACCCCTAGCTCTCGCGATATAATCCGTGCCAGAGTAGTCTTTCCACACCCGGTAGGTCCGTATAGCAAAATGCTATGGGATAATGGTTGCGAGGACTGTCCACTCAATTGTTTTCTCAATACTTCTACAACCTGGCGATTTCCGACTACTTCATCCAATGTTTTAGGACGGTATTTCAATGCAAGTGTAAGATTTTCCTCCATATTTCTCCTCCCCTTTATATCATTTTACCCAAGGATGGTCAACGCCATAGACTTCTACCTCAATTTCCAATGGAACGATAATCCATGGCCATTCCTTCGGTAATTCTTCACTTACTATCTGTTTAAGCACTCCTTCTATGTAGTCCAACTCGTTTGGGTCTACGTCCATTACAAGCGAGTCATGAATCTGTCCTATTAGGCGTGAATTCCATTTCTCTTTTCTCATCTGTTCATCCAGCTTAATAAAGGTTTTTAGCAAACAGTGGAAAGCTGAACCTTGAATCGGATAGTTCACAATCTCGTTTTTCCTCATTACTCCCGAACAAATAAATCCAGTGTACATTTGAAGGTATCCTTTTTTGTAATATTCTTCTATCCATCTTTCCTTCCACTGCTTATATACCCTGAAGCGGACATTCCAAAAGTGGTCTTCCACTTCTCTCATATGTTCAACGAAATCGTCGGAAGATTTTATCCCGTTTTGCCGGAGATGTTTGGCAACCGTGATTCCTTCCGGTAGCGTTATCCCGTCGGATTTCTTCCACTTCTTATTCACCGGCAGTTGAACCCAATCACAAATCCCGATGGCATTGTTTTTGTAATAATCTCCGTAGAATTGAGGAAAAACAAATCCGTTTTTTGCTGCTTGTCGTAGCAATTTGTGTTCCGGTATACTTTTGTCCAGCTTATCAAGGAAGAATATTTGCTTGGCCATATCTCCGTGCATATCGGAATTTTTATCGTGGAGGTAGCTTAACATATTCGGGTCGCGGTGATAACACGCCGCTATGTTTACTTCAAGTGCCGAAAAGTCTGCTTCTACCAATGTATGCCCCGGGCGAGGTAGAATAGCTCTGCGACAAATTCGCATCGCCTCTTTATCACGCTTGGGAATATTTTGGAAATTCGGGTTAGATGAACTGCTTCGGTAGGTCCGAACGGTGTGCAATTCAAAGGTAGGCCTCATATAGCCGTCAGTATTAGTCTCCCGGATAAATTGTTCGAGGTAGGTATCACGGATTTTCGTCCACTTCCGAATTTCGAGAATTAGCCTCAACTCAGGAAGGTCAATCCGTTTTAAGGCATCCTCGTCCGTGGCCCCTTGACCTGATTCAGTATATTTCGGTGGCGTGATTTTCATATGTTTATATAGGATGTTAGACAGCTGATGGTTACTATAAATATTCGTTTTACCTCCATAAATGTGTTCCCAGCGGCGGTAAAATTTTGTAGCTTGAAGTTTCTTCCTGTAGTATTCAATCTTCCTAGTGAGGCGTTGGCGCTGCTTTTGGCAATATTCGGTGTCTATCCGTATTCCATAGCGTTCAGCTCGGGCTAATGCTAAAATACCTTTATGAATGAGTTCGTAAGCGTCTTTTGTTGTAGCAACAACTTTTACTCCCACTGGTCTCTTTTTCCTCCCCTCTCGCCCTTATTATACA